AGGGCGCGGCCGCCGAAATTGCAAAGGGTATGCAAAACGTATCCGGCGCAAGCGAAGAACAACGCAAGACCATCCAATTGGCAACCGAACAATCCGAAAAGTTGGTTGCCGAATATCGTGACGTCACGACCGCCCAATGGAAAGCGACCCAAGCGTTTGCGGAAGCCGCCGCCGCCAAAAAGGAATCGGCCCAAATTGACAAACTGATTACCCAAATAAATACGTCGGTTGAGGGTTCATATAACAGGTTGTCCGCCCAATACCGGTTGAACAAAATTCGTCTTAACGAAATGTCCGCCGCCGAACGTTCCGGGACGGAAGCGGGCCGCGCATTGGAACAGGAAACCGCCGCCATTTATGAGGAAATGAAGCGGTTACAGGAAGCAACCGGCAAACACACGTTGAACGTGGGTAATTATGCCGATGCGGCCAAGGGTTTGAAAATGGAATTAACGTCGTTGATTCAACAAATGGCGTTGTTGAAAACCCAAGGCGAAACCAATTCGGAAGAATACCAAACGATGGCCGCCCGGGCCGCCGAATTAAAGGACGCAATGGCCGACGCCCAAACAGAGGTTAAAAATATGTCGTCCGACACACAACAATTGGATGCGACGATGGGCGCGGCGTCCGCCGCATCGGGCGGAATGTCCGCCGTTACCGGAACAATGGCGTTGATGGGCCAAACATCGGAAACCGCCACGGATGCACAAAAGAATTTGGGCGCGGCCGTGGGTATCGTTTCCGGATTGACCGCCGTTCAAAACGCATTGCAAAAGGAATCCAACCTAATGACGGGTATTCGCATATTGCAAACCAAGGCGGCAACCAAGGCCGAACAATTGGATACGGCCGCAAAGGCCAAGAACACGGCCGCCACGGCCGGGGCAACGGTTGCGCAACGCATATTCAACGCCGTTGCCGCCGCCAATCCGTATGTCCTGTTGGCAATTGCGTTGATAACTGTTGTTGGCGCATTGGTTGCGTTCGCCGCCGGGGCCAACCGGGCCGCCAAGGAACAAACCAAATTGAACAAAGCGTTGGCCGCCCAATTGGATTATATGGAACAATTGGCCGCATCGGAAACCCGGGCCAATAACGAACGAATCCAAACGTTGCAAAACGAATTGGATGTGGCCAAGGCCCGCAACGCGTCCATATCCGAAACCCGGGCGTTGGAAGATGAAATTTACAACGAACGCGTCAAGGCCCACGACAAACAAATGGAAATATACGGCGAACAGGTTGCCGGATTGGAAGCAAACCGCGCCAAGGTTGAGCAATTGCAAAAAACGCTTTTGGAATTGCAACAGGCCCAAGCCGCCGGAAAGAATCGTTTGCGCGTGGATGTTGACTTGGACGGAAAGGTTGAGAACACCAAGATTGACAAAGCAATTGAAGCCGTCCAAGGCCAAATTGATAATTACGGCCGTTCTGTTCAAATTGCCGTTGACTTGCAAACAGAGGGCGCACAAATTTCCACGGACCGCGCCGTACAGTTGGCCCAACGCCGCAAGGAATCCCAAGATATTGCCAAGACTGAATTGGACGTGTTGCGTTCGTCGCAAGACGCCCGCATTGCGTTAATAAACGATTCTTACAAGCGTGAATCCGCACAACTGAAAGCGAACGCCCAACGCCAAATCCAAGACATTCAAACCCGGTTAAAGACTGAAACCAATTTGACCGTAAAGGCCCGCCGGGCGTTGAATGACCAAATAAAAGCCATTCAAGAAAAGTACAACCAAGATTTGCAAGATTTGCAAAACGCTTTTGCCGCCCGGGATTTGGCCGCCCGCCGTGAAACCCAAGACGTGGAAATTGCGTTGATGGCCGACGGGGCCGAAAAGGAACGTACCGCATTGCGTGTTGGGTATGAACGCCAAATTGAGGATTTGACGACCGCCATTGCCACGCAACGGGATTTGACCGAAACCGAAATTGCGGAAATGTACAACCAATTGGTTCTTTTGGGCGACCAATACCGCAAGGAACTTACAAAATTGAATGAGCAAATAACCGTTGACCAATTGAACGCCGATGCGGCCCGGATTCAATTGCAATTGGACGCCACGCGTGACGGGTCCCAAGAACAGGTTGATTTGTCCATTGAGTTGTTGAAAAAGCAACGTGACATTGAATTGGCACAAAACGCCCAATTGGCCGCCGATGTACGCCAAAATGAAGCGGACATTAACAAGAAATGGGACGCCATCATATTGAAGCAAACGACCGAATTAACGTCCAAGCGGGCATTGATGTTGTTGGATGCGCAACAGGAATTGGCCGTGTCGGAATTTGCTTTGTTGGATGCCAACGAACGCCAAAAGACCGAATTTCAATTGCGGATGGAACGCGAACGGTTGCAAAAGATATTGGAATTGGATGCGGCCGCCGGTTACAAAATGACCGAAACCGAACGCAAGACCATCGAAAACACGATTGCCGCCATTGAAAAGGAAACCAAGAAATTGCCATATAACAACCTGTATGAACTTATGGGAATTGGTTTGGACGGCCACCAACAAAGCGCATTGAACACGGCCATTGATTCCGTAAAAGAATCCATTTCGTCAATCGTTGATTCTTGGAACGCCGCCGCCGATGCGGCATTGAACGCGGCAAACGCCCAAGTGGATGCGGCGCAAAAGACTTTGGACGCCGAAATTGAAGCCCGCAACGCCGGTTATGCCAATGAGGTAACGACCGCGCAAAGGGAATTGGAATTGGCCAAGAAAAACCAAGATGCGGCCATAAAGGAAAAGCAAAAGGCCCAAAAGGCCCAATTGGCCATTGATACCATTACGCAAGCGTCGTCCCTTATTACCGCATCGGCCAACATTTGGTCGTCGTTGTCCGGTATCTCTGTTGTTGGCCCCGGATTGGCCGCCGCCGCGTTGGTTGCAATGTGGGCGTCGTTCGCATTTGCCAAGGTTAAGGCCGCCCAAGTTGCCGGGCAAACGGAACAATACGGCCAAGGTACGGTTGAATTGTTGCAAGGCGGTTCCCACGCAAGCGGCCACGACATTGACTTGGGAACAAAAGCGGATGGAACCCGCCGCCGGGCAGAGGGCGGCGAATACTTTGCCATTATTAACAAACGTAATTCCCGCCGTTACGGCCATTTGATTCCGGACGTAATAAATGCGTTCAACGATGGCACGTTTGCGGACAAATACCAACGCGCAAACGCCGCGATGGGCGGTTATGCCGTCGGGTTGGTTGGCGGCGGAAATACGGACGTTTCCGGGCTTGAAAAGGACGTTGCCGCAATCCGCGAACAGGGCGACCGCACCCAATACGTGGACGGCCAAGGAAATACCGTTATTCGGTACAAGAATTTGACCCGCAAGATTTACAAGAATTAACAAGATGAACCCGATTTACAAATTTCAACTTTCCGCCGGAAATGATACCCGCCAAGCGTTCCCCGTGTATAAGGACGATTTGGCGATTGATTACGCGTTGGAACAGAACCAAGAATTTTACCGGGGTAAATTCTCCGGCAAATTGACGTTCCAAAAAGACGATTACTTGTTTATCCGGTCAAAGGCGTTCGACACGCAATTTGACGTTATAATATCAATTTCATACGATGGCGGCCAAACGTGGGCCGTCTATTGGTCCGGTCAATTTTGGAAAACCGATTGCAAATTTAATGAGGACGACCAAACCGCGATTGTAACGCCGAACGTTAACGACCGTTACAACGCGGTTTTGGCCGGTATGGATAAGGAATACAATTTGATTGACTTGGCCCCGGTAATCCAACCCGTCAAGTTGGATAAACGGCCGATGATTCAAGTTTACGTCCCGGGCCAAACGGTTATTGGTTGTTTTCTTTCCGGTATGTGGTGGGAACAAGAATGTGACGCCGTGGACAATGAAAGCGAATTGGAAAACACATACCATTTTTCGAAAAATAAAACATTGCGTATTGGCGAAATTTCCGGAACAACGACCCCGCAATTGCCCGACATATTGACCGCAACGGACCCGTCCGGTTTTAATACGTCTTTAACGGGTGGTGGTTTTACGTTGATTATAAATTATAATGAATCCGACCCGGAAACCGGTTCTTTTTGGGAATTTTCATTAAAAAGAACGGGGGAAAATCCTGTATTGTGGTATTATAAAACTTACGCGTCAATTGGAAATATCCCATACACTGTTGTTTTGTCGCCCGTTGAGGGTTCGGGCGCAACGGGTAGTGTAACTATATATGTACACGATATGTCGGTTTTTGCGCGTTATGTGTGTGACGTTGATTCGGCGTTGGGACTTAATACGTTTCCAATCCCGGACGACGACATTGTGGAAAACAACCGCAATTATCATTATGTGTTTGGTTACTATTTCCCGAACACAATTTGGTTTTCCGACTATCTTACAACAACGCCGACCAAATGGGGAATATATCAACCCGGATTGTATTATGACGACGGAATACCGGCAAGCGTTGGCGTTGGCGAAGCGTTCCCAATTGCCCGGGCGGCTTGGGGCCGAATATCTTTGTGGTTCGCGTTCTTTGCCTTTGATTCAATCGTGGAATCCTATTGGCGCAAGGAATACACGTTAAAAGATGCGTTCCCAATTTGGTCCGTTATATCCGTTTTGTTGGCAAAAGTTGCGCCGGGAATTACGCACGACGGAACAACGGATTATTCCCAATTCCTGTATGATACCAACCCGATTGCATACATTGACCAACGATTGTTTATTACGCCAAAATCCAACCTTATTTCGTCGGGTTATGACCAACCGGCCCAAAAGGCCCCAATAACATTAAAGCGCGTTACGGATATGTTGCGCGACTGTTTCCGTTGTTATTGGTTCATTGATGAACAAAACCGGTTCCGCATCGAACATATATCGTATTTTATGCGTGGCGGAACATATACGGGCCAACCTGTTGTTGGAATTGACTTGACGCAACAGGTTGTAACCCGGAACGGGAAACCGTGGGCGTATGCCCGGAACCAATACGAATTTGACAAACCGGAAATGGCGGCCCGTTATCAATTCGGATGGATGGACGATGTTACGGAACTTTTCGACGGATACCCGATTGACATTATTTCCAAATATGTCAACCCGGACAACATCGAACAAATTGACGTGTCGCAATTCACGTCCGACGTTGATTATATCTTATTGAATCCGGGTGCGGTTTCAAAAGACGGGTTTGTTTTGCTTGGCGCAAAGATTGAACAAATAAATGTCGAATGGACAAACGAATGTTATTACGGTTATAATGGTAATTTGGTTTCGTATCCCGGTTCGCGTTGGATTTCGGGTGTTGCTTCATTGACAAATTTTGTTGGTCAAACATTAAAATTGAACGCTTGGTGCGATTCCGGCGCATATACGACAATTGTTGATAATAACGGAAATGTTTTGTTACGTTTTCAACAAACGCAAGAATATGAATTTGTTGTGCCTGTTGGTGCATATCAAATTCATATTTCTAATTTGTCAAGCGTTCAACCGTCGCCAAAACTTATATCGTTAAATTATATTTTGCCATACGTCAATTTTAACTTGGATGGAACGGACCATATCTTGCAAAATGCGTGGGTTTCGTTTATGTTCTTGCAACGGTATTATATGTTTGATATGCCCGCGTGGAATGTGGAAATAAACGGCGTTGAACAATTGGTACGTGGCATTAAAAAGTTGAAAACCCAAACCATCAAATTCCCGGTCTTGACGGAACCGGATATGTTCAATTTAATTAAAACGGGACTTGGCAACGGGACAATTCAAAAAATGTCCGTAAATTTGTCGTCAAGGAACGCAAACACGACGTTAAAGTATGATACCGAATAATAATTTAAGCGTGTTACCGTGGTACACGTCCATTGAACAACAGAACGCCCGTAAATGGTGGGTATATGGCCGCATATATCCATTGTTTACACCGGCAATGTTTATGTTGCCGTTCCAAATATTACGTGAACATCGGTCCGGAACAACAATAACATCGTTTTTCGTTTATACAAAAGACGATATTTTGGTTGGGAACTTTACGCAACAAATTAACGAAGCCGGTATTTATTTTAAATCGTTTGCGTCTTTGGGTTATGATGTAATCGTATTTCCCGGTCAATTGCCGGTTTTTTCTTCATTCCAAAATGGTCAATATTACGCCACAATTTCCGATGGAACCCAAACGTGGTATTCGGAAATGTTTACGGTTGTAAATTATATTGAACCATATTTGAAAATCGAATGGTATGATACGGACGATTTTGTAATGGACGCCGGTACAATCGTTTATAAGAATCCGTTATTTAAGAACGTTTTGTATTTGGATTCTTCGATTGCCAAACCGGAATATCCGTTTGAAGAAGAGGGAGAAACGCGGGATGGTTACTTTTTCCCGGTAAAACAGATTTCCGAAAAACACTACCGGTTCAAATTCTTTGCATCCGAATACCTGTTGGATGTAATGCGTTTTATACGAATGGCCGATTTTGCAACCATTGAATACCACGGCCAAACGTATAGTCTTGACACGTTTTTAATAACGCCCGATTGGGAGGATAATGGCGACGTCGCGGCCGTTGAAGCGGAATTTGATACGGCCACGGTTGCAAAGAAAATTGGATTGGGATATGTCCGGGCGCAACGTGGCGATTTCAACGATGATTTTAGTAATGACTTTGATAATAGGGATTAAGATATGGGAAATTATGATGCACTAAAAACCGCAATTCAAAACGCGGTTGATTGGGACAATAACGATAAGCAAATTTCCGGAAATGATATGTTGGCAATTCTGTTGTCAATTATCAACAACACCGTGGCGGCCGGATACATATTTAAGGGCGTGGCAATATCAACAACGAATCCGGGAACGCCCGACCAAAACGTTTTTTACATTGCCGGATTTGGGACATATCTAAATTTTTCATCATTTATTGTCCCAAACGGTTGTATTGGCGTATTTATGTACAACGGTTCGTGGAAAAACGAATTGGTTAACGTTGCCAATATCGGTAAAATTTCAATCCCTGTGGACGTGTCCAATACGGGTTTTTATACAATTCCCGAGGTCGGCAATACTTGGGATGGGGTGGTAACGGAAAATTCAAATTATTGTCATCAAGAAATCCCGTGCCAAGAGGGGGACAAATTTTGGACGTCTTGGTCCAAGTCGTCGAGCGTTGGTGGCGTAACAGGATTTGCAATATTGGATGCAAATAACGTTGTATTACAACGCCAATATGGCGCGTCGGCCTATGAAATAACCGCACCGGCCGGTTCCGTGAAAGCGATTTACACGACTTTAATATCGTATGCCAATAAAAAGATTGAATATAAAAGCGTCGATTGTCTTGAAAATCAATTAGACAAAAAATTAAACATTTCGGACATTGCGCAAACAACGGGTTCGGGTACAAATGTTCCAATGTCCCAAAAGGCCGTGACGGATTTATTTACGTTGGACGGGGCTAAAATTTCCGAATTGCAAGAAAAAACGTTTGCAAAAGAAATTGTTTATAATATTGAACATAATTTTTTCACAATCGGAAATTATGGCGACGTTGTAGATATAACAAATAGAAGCACGGACAACGTCGGTCCACATTATAGCGGAATTTTGGATGTGAAAGAGGGCGACGCTTTTATTTTTACCGGCTCAACATATAATCCGGCAATTACCCCGTTCGCCGTTCTTGACAAAGACAATAAAATTATTCTTGTTAGCAATAAGGCAACAGATTATAGCACGGGCTTTACATACACAAATCAAATTATATCCGTTCCGCGTGGCGGCGTAAAATTCATTTATCAATTTAGCGTTGATTATGCGCATAAGGTATTGTTTTCCGATGCGGACAACACGTTTGCGTGGGTTGTGCGACATAATATTGAATTTGGCCATTATCATATTGTTAAAACAGTAACGGCGGGTCCATCGTCAAAAGTTATTATCCCTTTACCCGGGATTATAACAAATAATAACAGGTTGCGCGTTGTGTTAAATTCCGCGTCGGAAAATCATAATTTTAGGTTTAGGCACTATTTTTCCGATGGAACAAGTGTTGCAAACACTATTTTTACGACAAATAATGATATAACGGGACAAACTTGGCGTCCGGATGGCGTTGAATTGATTGCAACCGTTTTGGTTAACGATTACGCCGCAACCGTACAAGACGATTTTATAGATTTTGACGTTTATACGAACGTTGCAATTGAAATAAACGACATAATTAAATTAAATACAGACGTTCCCAAAAAGGCGGATAAAGTTGTTGGCGCGGTTAATAATCATATTGCAACATTGGACCAATATGGCAATTTAAAAGATAGCGGATACGATGTTAACAATTTGCCATCATCCGGTTTGCCAAGCGGGGGAAATGATGGGGACGCCCTGTTTACAGATGGCAACGGACATTATTATTGGGACGAAATACCGGAACACGTTGTTACGGACGCGTCGCAACTGTATGGCGTATTAGTTGACCAATATAACAGTCTAAACCCGGGCGTTTCAAGTAACCCGGCAATTGCCCGTGCAATTGAGGTTGCGGGAATTGGTGGTACGGTAATATTTTCGCCGAATAAAACGTATTATATCAATGAGCCAATAAAACCGTTAAAAGACCAAGTTTTTATTGGAAATGGCGCAATAATTAAGAGGATGGACGAATCCACGACAACCGTTGCAACGGCCGTCCCGGAATCGTCAACAAATGACGTCGTATTATCGTCTGTTCCAAGCGATTGGAAAGTTGACGATATGTTGTTTTTCTATGATGCGGCCGCCGGTCAATTGGGTACATATATTGCGTATGCGTGGATAAACGCAATTAACGGCAATACAATAACGGTTCGTTCAAAATCAACAAATCCTTGGGCGTTGCCTGTTGGAACCAAGGTTACGAAATCCGTTCCGATGATGACCGGGTCGCAATATCCAACGCCGGTTCCTTTTAAGGTTTTCAATTTGGTATTCGATGGGAACCGTGACCATAATTCGGGCTTATTAAATTGGTACATTCACGGAACAATTAACGTGTTCGGCTTTGGTTCGTTGATTAGCGATTGCCAATTTTATAACATACCAACGGAAAATATTGTTACGCAAGGCGGCGTTGTTCGAAATTGTTTTGCGCAAGATTTGAACGGTTCGTTTGTCCATTTGAGTTGTCCGTCGGAAGATTTATTAAATGGCAATGAACGTTATATGGGAACGTTTGTTATTGGCAATATGTGCCGCCGCGTTTGTTCTGTTGACAATAGCATTTTAAGACATTCGCAAGCCCCCGTCACATATAGTTGGAACGCCGGTAAATTGGTTGTCCTTGGGAATCAATTTTACGGTACGGGAAATTCAATGTGTTTGCAAATGAATATGCCCGTACCGTCCGAACCCGAATCGCCGTCCGAAACATCGAATAACGGATATATGGTTTATGTGTCCAATATATTCAACAACTTTGCGAAAATTGGCGAAATTGAGGGTGGAACGGCGTATATTTATCCAAACAACCGAACGCGATTGATTGCCGAAAACATCTTTAAAGATTGCGGAACAAATGATATGCGGCGTTTATATGATGTTCACATAAGGTTTGAGGATAATTTATTTGAGGGAAACACAGTTGTAAATACGGCCGGGAATAGTGAATATTACCGTGTGAATACAACTTGGACAACCGCACCGACGGCCGCACAATTGACGGCCGCATATTCGGATTTAAAAAGTGGAAGCCGCGTTTTTGTCCCGTCGATTTCCAAGTTATATGAAAAAATTGTAACAGAAAACGCAACACAATGGTTTGAATTAACCGGAACAATGATTAGTTAAAATGGAAACATCAATTTGGGTTGAGTTGGCAAAGATATTTGCCGGAATATTAACCGGCGCGGGCGGCGTTTTCGCCATTGTAAAGGTCCGCGCCGAAAAGAAAAAAACCCCGTATGATATGTTTATGGGTTTGTTGGAAGAAATGAAAACATTTTATTCCCAACGAAACGCCGATTACGAACGCGAAAAATTGGATTCGGCCGAAAAATCGTCGGTCATTATGCAGTCCCATTTTTGCAAACATAAATATACGGACCCGAACGTGGTTTGCCCTGTTGATTTGGCAAACGATGAACGTTTGAAAAAGCGTTGCGAACGTATCGGGTATTGTCCATTGGAACACAAAGACAAAGACGATGAAAAAAATTGATTCAATCGTTATTCATTGTTCGGCAACCCGGGCGGGCCAAGACGTCCGGGCCGCCGACATTGATAAATGGCACAAAGAACGCGGCTTTGCCTGTATTGGGTACAATTACGTCATTGATTTGGACGGAACGGTTGAGGTGGGCCGCCCGTTGAACAGGGACGGCGCACATTGCAACACGGCCGGATTGTCCGGCGTGGCGTACAACAAACATTCCATCGGCATTTGTTACGTGGGCGGGTTGGATGCGTTCGGGAACCCGGCCGATACCCGGACCCCGGAACAAAAGTTGTCGTTGGCCAATCTTGTTTACAAGTTGATGGAAGAATACCCGATTGTTGAGGTAATCGGCCATCGGGACGCAAGCCCGGACAAAAACGGGGACGGCGTAATATCCCGGAACGAATGGATAAAACAATGTCCGTGTTTTGACGTAAAAAGCGAATTTCCAATTGCAATTTGTATGGCGTCAAAAATTTAATATCTTTGTATCCGTAAACCATTAACGTCTATTGCCTTATGACACAATCCGAACTTATGGCGTTGATTAACGCCAAGATTGCGGGCCAAGGGTCCGCCGTGGATGTGGGCGGCGCATTGCCCGCAATACTTTCCGCCCTTGCGGCCGCCGCCGCGCCCATTGAGGTTGACGACATTACCGCGTTGACCGGCGAACAACTTGACGCGTTGGAAATCGGCGCAAAGGTTGCCAAGAAAACCGGAACCGCAAAACACCTGTACGTCGTTTCGTACAAAGACGCCGAAAACGGCGGTTTGTGCTTGACGTACACCGATGCGTCCACGGTTGAAACCGTTTCGTATGACCATACGGAAAGCGGTTGGGCCTACAATTCGACCGACAAAGGTTCCATCCCGCCCGCCCAATAATGAAAACGTGGGTTAAATTTGCCGTCTTGGCCGTCGTTATTATTGCGGCGGCCATTTCGGTTGTATGGGCGGACCGAACCATTAAAAGGTTGACCGCCGAACGGGACAAATACCGGAACAACACGGAAACGTTGTTGTCCGACGTTGAAACGTACCGGGTCCGGGATTCTTTGAACGCGGCCCGGGTGCAATCGCTTGAATTGTCCGTAAAGGAATTTGAACGGTTCCGGGCGGCCGATGCGGCGTTGATAAAACAGTTGAAAGCCCGCAACCGGGATTTGGCCGCCGTCAATAAGACGCAATCCCAAACCATTATTGAATTACAGGCCGCGCCCCGGGATACGTTCATTGTCCGGGATTCCATACCCATCCCGGCCGTTGCGGTCCATTGCGGGGACGCGTGGTTTGATTTCGACGGCCTGTTGACGGAAACAGAGTTTACCGGGAAATTGGCCAACCGGGATTCGTTGTTAATCGCTGAATCGGTCCAATATAAACGATTCTTGGGATTCCTTTGGAAAACCAACAAAGTAAAGAACCGCCGCGTGGATGTTGTAAGTAAGAATCCGCACACGTCCATTTTGGGCGTTGAACACGTCGTTATCGAAAAATAATCGTATCTTTGCCGTTGGTTTAATACCAAATTAAGAATACACAATACTAACACCGGCCCCGTTGCGAAACGCGGCCGGTTTTTCCGTCCCATCCCGGATTTCGCATTTTTAGGCCGTTTTTAGCGCGTTTCCCGGTTCGGGTGGTACAAGTTATCGTCCGGGCCGCGAAAGTGTCTTAAAACGAATTTTCGGAAAAATTAACTTTTTTGTGTAAAAATTATGGTAAAACTTTTGGAAATTAAATTTATTGTTGTACCTTTGTACCGTGGTTGATGAAACAACACGACGGCCGGGGCCGGTTCCCCGAAACAAAACACAACAGTTATGGCAACGTTAAAATACACCACCAAGGAAATCAACCGCAATTACAAAATCAAGGTTTCCGGGCTTTATGAGGGTTCCAAAATCAACACATTGGTTGGCGTGTCCGGCCTTATCCGCTTGGTCGGCGACATTGAATTAACCAACCGTCTTTTGGACCGTGCGTTTAACGATATGACCGACGTTTGCGTTTGCAAATTGCGCCGTGGCATAAAGATTAGTTTTTACGTTGCTTAATTCCCCCGCCATTATGTACACGATTGGATTTACAACCAAGTTTTACACGCTTTGGGACGTGACCGTTGAACACTTTACGAACGAATACGGCCGCAAGGGCGAACGCGTGACCGCCAATTACATCAAGAATATTTCGATGGACGAACAGGCCGCCCGGGCCAAATACCCGGACGCCCCGGTTGACTTGGGATTGCGCGGCCATTCGTCTTTTTGCCGGACTAATTGGGAACCGTTGCCGTCCGACGTTTTCCCGTGCGGAAAGTATATGGGCCAACCCATTGCCGATTGTTCCGATTTCGGATACCTGTATTGGGCCGTTGATACCAATATGTTGTGCGGGGAATCCCGGGACATTGCCGTTGCCATCCTGTTGAAATCCGGCGAATACGCCGAATATAACGGCCGTTTGTTGACCGCCGCCCGCGTGGCCGAAATCGAACAGGCGGACGCCCTGTTGGACGAAATTGTTGCCGCCATTGACGCCAACGGGG